CCGCTGGTCGACCCCGAACACGACGAGTTGCTGAACGTCATGTGCCGGTTCGTGACGCGGGAGTCGTTGGCATGATCGAGCCAGAGACCTACATGGAACTGATGATGTCGCTACTCGGCGCCGCCGTCAGCAACGAGTTGCAGCCGCTCGTAGTGGGCGAGATTCTGTACGCCGCAGCACAACCCGCAACGGTCGTCGTCGAGCATGACATCCTCGACGAAATCAAAGCGGAGTTGACCGACTGGACGCAATCCGATCTGGCCGGACTCACCGAATGCATCCTCGTTCAGATGACATTGCCGAAAGATGGTGAAGATCATCAGGTGGCTCAGATCATTCGCCTCGCAACACAGCGCGGCTGGCATTGGTCGCAGGTCCATTCGGCACGCAAGAACCTCGACAACGTGATCACCGAAGTCGGTGCTCGCTACGTCCCCGATGGCGTCAAGGGGAAGCTGCTCAGACAGACCGGGCAGATCAACCTCGACGGCAACTTCAAGCAGAACATCGAACACGAAGTCGATTCGTTCCGTGCCGAACTCGACCGCCTGTTCCCAGACGTACCGAAAGGAGGGACCTGATGAATCAACTCGAACTCACTGATTTCGAGTTGGCGACGACAGCGAAAGGCATGGACATCCACCGCCAATCGTTGATCAAGAAACTCGACCGGATTGGCAGCAACCCGGTTGAGCGCAAGAACACGCTCGACGAAATCGAGGCGTGTTCCGCCATCTCACGCAAGGCTCGTCACCTTGACGACAAACGGTTGAAGGCGGTGGCGGGGTGAGCGATCCCGTCATCATCACGACCGAGCGTTACTCCGACACGCTCAACCTGTTGCACATGTCAGACGGCACCCAGCTTTGGGGCTGCACCTGGCCGAAGTGCAACTTCGTGTCGGGCAACAAGGATTCGATCCCGTCGCACTACAAGCATCACGTCGGCCAAGCCGCTCAACGTCGCCGTGCGCAAGCACGGCCGCGTTCAGCGGTGGTGTCCAACGAAGTGCTCGAAGCGGCGCTCGCCTTGCTCGACATGACACAAGAGTTGGTCGACAAGTTGGGTGCGTTCGACGACGAGTTCACGGCGATGAAGCACACGATCGACGAACACGCGATCGTCACCGAAGGTCTGCGTCAGCAGATCGAGACCAACCGCGTCAAGGCGGAACGCTACGACCTGATGGTGCAGATGATGAAGGACGCAGGCTATGACGAACCGCCGATCCAGTAGCCAACTGTGCCCTCACTGCAAGGGCGTCACGTCCATCCCGAAAGGGAAGGGCAATCGCAAACTCACGCTGGAACTCGTCGTCGCCAATCATCTGGCGTCGTGTCCCGGCGTGATCAAAGTCAACCCACAGAAAGGCAAGCCATGACCGATACCTCGCAGCCCAAGCTGCGACCGACCAAGAAGATGACGAGCAGCGCACAGCGCGCGTTCCTCGCCCAAGCGGCGAGAGCACGCGACCTGCCAGACGCCTACCTGGATTGCCGTTCACTCGGCCACGCCTGGCAGGAGTGCGAACCTGACCGACCGGCCAAGTTCGGCGAGTTGCACGTCTACCAATGCCTCAGATGCCTTGGCATCCGCGACGACCTGATCAGCCACAAGTACGGCGAAATCCTGTCGCGCGGCTACCGGCACGCACCGGGCTACATGCAGCCCGTCCCCGAGGATGGCACCCGCCTGTACTCGGCTGCGGCATTGCGGGCAGAGCGTCGTCGCCGTCGCATCGAGATGCCACGCCACTACCCCACTGTTCGCCAGTGGGATGAAACGGTTGTCGACCCACAACCCGAATCACCGATCACCCGAAAGAATGGAAAGGCATCATGACCGCCGACATCAACCCCAAGCCCCAACCGCCATCGTCGGGCCCGGACCCGTTGGTCATGGTCGTCGCCGGGTACACGATCGGTGCCCTGCTCCACGGTGGATTGGAGTTGTCGTTGATCAGCGTCGATGCTGCGACCAACGACAACCGTGCCACGTTCGTCGTGGAAGGCAAGACCAACCGCAAGCGGTTGCAGGTCAGCGTGCGTGAGATGCACGACGTGACCTGATCGAGCGACTTGACTCCAACCCACCTGGTGGGCTGAATGTCCTACGAGCCCCCGTCATCTTCGGATGGCGGGGGCTCTTTCGCGTCCCGGCTCAGTTCGCCAGGCAGATGTAGGCCCGGAGCGTGTCCTGCCCTTTACCTACCACGGCTTCCTGGGCGCTGAACCCGGCCGGGCATTGCAGCCCTGCTGGCCCCTGGGGACCGGCAGGTCCCTGATTGCCCTGGGGGCCAAGTTCCCCGCGTGGTCCGACCGCCCCCACGTTGCCCTGTGGGCCAACAGCGCCTGTTGGCCCAGCAACTCCGCGTTCTCCTGCCGCACCCGTAGCGCCCACGCTTCCTTGCGGGCCAGGCGATCCTGCTGCGCCTGTAGCGCCAGGCGATCCTCGCGCCCCTGCTTCACCCGGTGCTCCCACCGGCCCCGAATCGCCAACAGGACCAGCGGCACCGTCAACACCGTCCACACCTGGCAAACCCGGATCACCTTGTGCTCCACGCGGCCCGACACTACCCGGTGGGCCCGCAGGCCCCGGCGGGCCCGGCACCGTGACTTCCACGATCACTTCCTTGATCGGTTCGTCGGTGGCTGCTGCCGCCAGGCCGACACCGATCACAAGCACGATCGCGCCGCACGCCAGCGCACCCTCGATCACTTTCATCGCTTGCTGCCACGACCGGCTGCGAAGCCGACGATCGCCGTAATCAACACAGCCAGCACGTCAGCAAGTGCTTGCGCTGGCCCCGTTACCTCGTAACCGAGCAGCGCCCCGATCAATACCGCCACCGCACACGCGAACAGAATCATCGCCACCGTGAAGGCGAACACCATCACCACATAGTCGGTCGTGGTGCGTGATTCGGGCGCGCCCGGCAGAAGGTTCACGCATCACACGTCGACCCTGCGGCCCAACGCCTCGATTACCGTGTCGCTCACCGTGTAGACATTGGCCCAGCCGTTGACGCCTTCGCCGCTGGTGTTCACGAAGCGGTAGCAGCCTTCCTTGGCGAGCAGAACCTGAGTGTTGAACACGGACTCGTCGCTGATCGCCTGACGGGTCATGCCGTCACCGATCCAAGCGGTTCCGTTGTGATCGAGTGCGACAACCATGCTGTCATCATCCTTTGAGGGTGCGGGGACTGGATAGCCCGGTTCGACCGGGCCGGGCAACGGATCGGGTGGCTCGGCTCCCGCCCGCCTGCCAGCTTCACGTTCGATGTCGGGTAGCGACCATGTTCCGCTACTAGTGACCGAGCCGGGACGCCACGGCCCCTGCACGGCACCAGCGACGGCTGGGTCGATCTTACGATCGGGAGCATAGAACTGGTGGGTGCAGCAATCCTCCGGGTTCAACCCGAGCCGCCGAGCGAGCATGTTGTTGAGCGCGAACATGGTGTCGACCTGCACCTGCGAGTACTGCTCACCGACACCATTGTTGGCAATCTCGACGCCAACCGCGTACGAGTTCATCGAATCGGCGGGGACGTTACCCTTCGAGAATCCGACCGTCTTGCCTTTCCCATTGGTATTTGTGGCGCCTGCCGCGAGAACCCACACTTCGCCATTGCGTGCGAGCAAGATGTTGGCGATCGGCTTGTCGGGTGAACCGTGACACATGTACGAAGCGTCGTTGGCGGGACTGGTCTGACTGGCCGTATGGTGCCACATGATCGCCCACGGACGACCGGGCTCGTAGCCACCTGAGCCGCGGGCACGATGCTCCCAGCCATCTTCCTCGACGACAGCGAACCCTTCCTCACGGCACCATTGGGCCAACTGAGTGAGGTAGACACTACCCATGACGAGCCCGCTCTCTGAGTGTCGGCAAGTCTTCGGTCAACTGGTCAAGGCGCAGCAGGTCGCGCGCGTTCAACTGCTCGCGTATGCGACGGTAGGCGCCGACGCGTTGCTCGATCTGGCCGATCATCTTGTCGAGGTCGCGGTTGGGCTGCGACTGATCGAGCAGATCGAGACGGCGAAGCAGATTGGTCGCCATGTCGATCGCGTCGTCGTCAGCGTCCCACGCGTCCTCGGGCTCGTAGTCACCGAAATCGCTCATCAGTACATCCGCATTGTTCCGCCACCGGTTCCGGCACCGAGGTTGGTGCCGAATGACTGTTGCTGCGGCCGACGTTGTGCCCACATCTGCATCAGGCGCTGCATCGCTGCCATCTGATTGGGATTGGACCGACTCTGCCACGGTTGCTGCATGGGCTGACGTTGCATCTGTCCGTACATCTGCATCATCTGGTCGCCGGGCTGAGAACCACCGAGGTTGGTCCCGCTCTGCCACGGCTGCGACACCATCTGGCCCCGACCGGCACCCTGATTGAACGTCGGCATCTGCTCCATGTTGGGGGCGGGCGCACCACCGCCGGGCTTGCCCTGCATCTGTCGGAACATGTGCATCATCTGCTCGTTGATCTGTGGCTGCTGCGCCCATTGACCCTGACTGGCACTCTGATTGAACGACGGCATCTGTTCCATGTTGCGCGGCTGCGACACCATCTGGCCCCGACTGGCGCCAGGACCGAATGTCGGCATCTGCTCCATGTTGGAAGGAAGCACGCCACCGCCAGGCTTGCGTAGCGGCTGTTTGGACATGAAGCCGGGTTGCGTCACCCGCTGCCCGGTTCTGGCCCCTGCTCCAATATTGCTGTACGCCATGTCATCCTCCTGTCGCAGCCAACTTGCGCGCCTGGTCGCGTTGCTCAAAGGCGCGGTTCATGGCTTCGGATTGCATCTGCTGATCGCTGATCGTGCGGATCGGCGCACCACCGAACCGTAGCCAAGATTCGAGCAGGCGATCATTGGGCTTCTGCCCGCCTGTCGTCGGCGCCAGTCGAGCGGTGCGGTCGATCGGCGGCACGGTGGCGCGGATCGCGTTCATCGCCTTGTCTTGGATATACCACTGTCCATCGGCACCCTTGCGTGCCGCGCCCATCTGCGCCAACAACGGTGCGATCGGTGTCAGCATCCCGGCTGGCGACCAATCCTCGGGCCCGAAGCGTTGACCGGTGAAGAAGTCTTGCCCGGTGGCGTACTCCAACGGCGCAGTGAAGATCGGGTTCAGTTCCGACAGCGCCTGGCCGGGCGACTCGCCTGTGAGTGGACCGGTGAGACGCTGGATGTCGGATTGCAGCCGCATGTGCGGCAGATCGGGGTTGAGCACGATCGGCATACCGCCCGCTGCTCCCGGCAGCCAATCGGGCGTCGTCAAGCCGGTGTTGATCCCGCCGCCTTCCTTGATGTACTCGGGCATGAACTCGGGATCGGGCACACCGAAGTTGCGAGCGAACGACTGGTAGCGCAGGTACATGCGGGGCTTGGTCCACATCTGCGTGAACTGCAGCGGCATGT